TAACTTGATGAAGGATCAAGGAGTCCCCTGCGAGGATGATGTGATAAACCCAACTTCTACTGCCGTATTTACTTTTGCAATGAAGGCTCCTCGTGGTACTGTTACTACAGAAGATCTTCGTGCACTTGACCATCTTGATCTGTGGAAAACATATCAAGAGCATTACTGTCATCACAAGCCTTCCGTTACTGTCAACTATAAGGATAGTGAATTCCTTGAAGTAGGTAATTGGTTGTGGGAGAACTTTGATGTTGCAACAGGTATTGCATTCTTACCGGGTGGTGATAATCATACATATGCTCAGGCACCGTTCGAGCAAATTGATTCTGCAACATATGCAGCACATCCAAAGGTCAAGGTTAACTTCAATGATCTCATGAAGTATGAGTCAGAAGATAATACAGAAGTTGGTAAGGAGTTTGCCTGTACTGCAGGTGGATGTCAGATAGTGTAAATCAAGTTCTTCGGTAGCTCAGTGGTAGTAGCATTCGCCTGTTAAGCGAAATGTCGCTGGTTCGATCCCAGCCCGAGGAGTTTCAAAATCTGTAATAATTAATCCCCGCAAGGGGATTTTTTATTCTAAATATTAATGCCATGAGTATGAGGGCTTTAATCCTCGCACTGTGTCTGGCGACAAGCACTGCTTGCAATAGCATATCCTGCTCCCAAAAATTCGACGAACCGGAACAGAACAAAACACCAGGAGTAGCGGGAGTTCCCTCATTTCTTTTGGATTCATCGAAGTACGATTCCATCGAACATGACGAGAATGACCGCTACTCCTGTGTAGGTGCTTTAGTTACACAACATGTTGATATAATAGGTTCAGCAGTTTTAATTCATCCAAGAGCAATACTAAGTGCCAGACATTGCTTTAGTGATCCTGATAATTTTCCTTGTTATTTCTGGACACACAGTGGACAACTAGTAAGAATTATAAAAGTAATTACTAAAGAACCATATTATAGTGGAATGTTAATCAATGATATTGTTATTTGCATTCTTGATACCGATTGTATTGAACCACCAACAAATCTTATAAAAACAACTTTTGAATTGGTTCCTGGTGAATCTCTAATCACTGTTGGGTGGAGTCTAGGTTATAAAAAAGTAAGTGAAAAAGGTGTGATGAGTTACTATGGAAGTTTGATTGAAGACAATGGTCAGATTATGAGAATGCTTGCAAATAAAGGATCAATATATTTTGGTGATTCCGGTGGTGGTGTATTTGAAGATAATGGTAAGTTAGCAGGTATAATTGATTTTATGAGTATTGACCCAGAAACACAATCTGTTGTAGACAATGGTGCTGCAAAGATTGATTATTATTATCCATGGATAGATATTGTTATGAAACAAGAAGTCTGTGACTGGCCTTGGTTTTCGGAATAAATATCCATGTACCATATGTTAATAGGAATCGATTATTCTATCACTTGCCCTTGCTTATGTTTATTTGATGAACGCAAGGCATTTAAATTTGATAATTGTTTTTTCTATTATCTAACCAATATTAAAAAATATGCTGATAAGATTGCACCAAATATTACTGGTGAATCATTTCAGGAATACGTACAAGACGTAGATCGATTTGACACAATATCAGAATGGGCAACCAATCTTTGCATTGGTGCTGCTGATGTTGGTATGGAAGGTTATGCATATGGTGCTAAAGGTAGAGTATTTAATTTAGCCGAGAACATGGGTCTTCTCAAATACAAGCTCTACAAGCACGCCATTCCTGTAACCATCGTAGAGCCATCTAAGGTCAAGAAGTGCGCCACAGGCAAAGGTAACGCCGATAAACAGGTAATGTATGAGACCTTCAGCAAAGAAACAAACACTGATTTAAAATCAATGTTTGGTCAGAAAACTTTAAGTAATCCTGTTACAGATGTAATTGACAGTTACTATGTTTTAAAGGCTTTGATAGAATCTAAAAATTAACGTAGTCTTCTAACAGCATTAGAATTTAGACTGTTGTCCAATTTTTCATGAAATCTCTTTGGAACTTGACCATTGGATTTAATCTTATCAATAACTTCTTTGAATTGACTACCCATGGCTTTTGTTGGAGTAAGTGTAGCATCTGCCATTAAGATTGGCTTGCTTTCACCCCAATTTCTAAAAACCTTTTTCTTATTGCATTTTGGACAAGGTTTCTTTAATGGAATGTCTCTATCTGATAAATTTAATATTTCATCAAATCCATGATCACAATTTTCACACTTAAAAGCATAATTGGGCATTATTTTTTCTTTCTAAAGGTAATTAGCATAGATTCAAACAAGAATCCATAGGAAGGTTCTTTTGGTTTATTTTTTAAAACCATTTGTGCTTCTTTTGGGGTTTTACTTCCTTTAAACAAATTACATGCTCTACACGATGCTACCATATTCACCCATGAAGATGCTCCACCTTTAGAGGTAGGTATAATGTGGTCAATAGTAGCATCTTTGTTATTCATTTCTTTTCCACAATATTGGCAGCAATACAAATCTCTTCTTAAAATATTCTGCCTAGATGCAGCAGCTTTTTTAAAGGGTAATTTTACATAATATTTTAAAATTAAAATTTTAGGAATTTTGATAGTCTTAGATACAGAGACTACTTCAATAAATTCATCTGAGGTATCGCCCCAAACTTTGTCTCGGCTGATCAATTTAAAGGCTTTACTAATGGTAATGATATTAAGCGGTGTACTATCTTGGTTTAACAAGAGGACCTGTTTATTCATACCTTTTAAGTATTTATAGAAATCTAAATATTTCATAGCCATGGATAATAAACAAGATAGACTATTTTACTGGGAAGTCAAGGATTTTTTAACCAAAACAAAGAATCCGGACATCAATTCTGTTAAACGTGCATCAACCTTAAAGGAAGACATTACAAAAGTTATGTCATTAAATTCTCCTTTTTATGTTGAGAAAGACTTGGTACAACCACGTATCTCAGATGATATAAGAAATAGTGTATTACCACTCATTGCTTTGAATGAAAGTTTTATTCAAAAAGCAACTCCAAGAAATGTTGGATCGTCTCCTAACATTACATCTAATTTATTTAACTTAACAGAAGCACCAGCACAATCATTTGGCTCATTGGGTGGCGGTGCGTCATCAAGTGGTTCTACAAGACGTAGACCAGAAGATGAGCGTCCAGCTTGGAGAGATCGTGATCCAAGAAATGAAGAAAAATATCAAGAAAATCTAAAAAAACAAACTGAATTAAAAACAAAACGTGAAGATAAGGTAAAAGAGCTTGATTCTTATAAACAACAGGGTCCAACTGATCCTTCTGAGCGTGGTAGAATGCAAGCAACTCGTATAGCAGATGTTATTTCCAGAACATCTGCTCAAGATCCTTCTACATTAAGTGCTAAAGATGCTGGTGAATTAGCATTAGCCAAAATAATGATGAGAGGTGGAGATTTATCAAAAGCTAATGCTGAGTTAGAAACAACTGTTAGAAGTAAAGTTGCAGGTATGCAGGGTAAACCAGCTCTTTCTTCGGAGCTTTCTAGTAATATTAGTAGTTTCCAACAGGAAGATGACATTGCTGCTCTTGCTGCTGCAAAGAAAACTCCAGAAGAAGCTGCAAAAGAAGCAGCTGCCCGTACTCGAAGTAAAGCCTATTTTGATTCTGATACTGAATCATCATTTGCTTCATCCAGAGACGCTACTCAAAGAGATGTAACACAAAGAGAGCAACAAAATCGTGCAGATGCTGCTCAACAAGCTTCTGATCGTAAAGAAAAAATGCAGAATGTCAAGATTCAAGGTACTAACATGACTTACGGTGAGTTCAAGTCAAATACTGGTAGAGATTATGATGCTACTAATAGAGAAGACAGTTCATTAGTAATCAAACAAGCTGGAGCTATGGGTGGAAGATATAGTTCAGCAGAAGCTAGAGATCTTGCTGGGTCAACCGATAGCATGATAAACATGCAAAGATCTGCAAATGATGCACGAGTAGCTGAAGGTGGTAGGCTCACACGTCAAATGGATCGGTCTGCCCAAGAACTAAGTGATTTCCAAAATAATCCAGAAATTCGAGCACGAGAGATTGCTAAAGATAAAGCTTCTGTGATGCCACAGGTAATGGCTCAAATTAATAAAGAAAAAGTACAACAAGGTTCTTTAGAGAATCAAGGAAGATTACAAGCTGCTGCAGACAAAGAAACTGCACTCAAAGCATCTCTACAAAAAAATAGTACTAGAATACCATCTCTATTTGAACCTGGTATCATGGGTCCACCAAAACCAAAAGTACCATTTATGTTAGGTGGTACTGAGCAAAGAGCAGCCCCAGAACCATTCTTACCAACTCCAACTGGTGGTGATAATGCTAACCTTGCTGCTGGTAGAGCTGATGTAAGAGCAAGAGAACAAAATCAAAAAAATTTAGATGCTCAAGCTACACAGGCTAGAAAAAGAGAACAAGAAAAACGGCAACAAAGAGCAGTACCCGGAAAAGCTGGTGATGCAGATGTAGCTGGTCCAGTACAGCCAGCTGAATATGGAACATCATTATTGTCAGATATTATGAACTCAGGTACATCAACTACTTCTAGACCTGCAGTTGCTCCTGGAAGCCCTAAAGATATTGAAGATCAACTTAAACGTCTTAGAGGACAATAATAATGAGTAAACAACACTCAATTGTAAAATATCTTTTAGAACAAAGATATCAACAAAATATTTTGAATGAAGCTCTTGATGATGGTGGTGACAATAGTTTTTCTTATAATAAGTTACGTAAAGCAAAGGGTCCCAGACCTGAAGATATAAGAGACTTAGCTATTGATGTTGCTTATGAAAAGTTTCCGGGTGTCAAAGGTATGGCACAAGCTGAAGTTCCATTTGCTAAAAAAGATCCAGTTGCATATGATAAAGCAAGATCAGTATTTGCTAAAGCATTAGTTGATGCTCGTAAAGAAGCTTTTGATGAACGTCAAAAACTTATTGCCGGTGGTCAACCTGACTCTGCTACAATTGATGAAACTGAAGTCTTAAAAAAAGCTTTAGCAAAGAAACCAGAACTTGCTCAAATACTGACACGAGATGAATATGAAAGTCTAGCGGGAGATATAACAAAACCTTTAGAATTAAATATATCTGGAAAAGATGAAAAAACTGGAAATGAATATTCTAAAGCTCCAGTTACAATGGATAAATGGGGTGGAATAGATGATAATTCTGCAGCACTTTATGGTTTCTTACGTGGTGCTCAAGATAGTTTAACGACACCAGAAGGACTTGCAATGGCTGCAGCTGGTGGTGCACTATTTAAAGGTGCAGGTATGGCAGCTGGAGCTGCAGGAAGAGCTGTTGGCCCCAAAGTTGCAAAACTCATTCCTAATTTTCTTAAACCTGTTTCAAAAGTTATTCCAGCAGCTATTGGTGGTAGAGCAAGAAATGCTGCTGAAGGAGGAGCTGCTTTTGCTCAATCTGCGGTTAATTTAGGTGGTTTAGGTGCATTAGGATATGGGGCATATCAAGCAGATCAATCTGGTCAACTTCCAAGATTTGCTGGTCAAGTTGCTGGTGGTGTTGGTCCATTTGCAATTGGTGGTAAAATAGCTGAAAAAGGAATTCCAGCTGCAATAAAAGCTGCTCCTATAGCTTATGCTAAAGGAAAAGAAGTTGCTGGAGATATAGGAGTAGTTGCAAAAGGAACTGCAGACTCAGCTGTTCAAGCTGGTAAAAACGTAGCTGGAGCAGTTAGTGCAGCTGGTAGAGCTATTGCAGATACTTCATTGTCAGACATTCCTGGAAATATAAGAACTGGTATTAAAGAACTAATTCCAGATCCACGGGTTAAAATTGTTAGAGGAAGACCGCAACGAGTTCCACTCGATACTGGATATAATCTTGAACCTATAGATCCTACAATTCCAAATCAAAGATCAGTGTGGGATACATCAACACAAACTACACCAGAAGTATATCAACCTGCTGAACCTGTACCATATAGTGTATCCTCGACATCATCCTCAAAACCAACTAGTAGTTCAAAACAACGTGCTGCTGTTACTGCAATGGCTGCTCTTGCAGCACGCAATGGAGTTCCAGCTACTAATGTAGACATTTCAAAACCAAGTTCATCAATAAGTTCTGTAGAAACAGCTCCAAGAGAAAATCTTGGAAATGTTGAAATGAGACCACCAACTGTTCCAGAATCAAAACCAGTATCAGCAGTAGATAATACCTCGAGTTCTTCTAATAGAATAGTAACACCTGGAAGTAAATCGTCAACATCTGTTCCCGTAAATGTATCTACAAATTCAAATGTTTCTGCAAAACCTTTAATTGCAACCTCAGATACTAATAAACAAACAGTTAATAAATATTCGAATGATTGGTGGAAAGCTTTACAAGGAACTAAAGTTTCTGCAAAAGAAAAAGTTCCTGCAAAAGACACTCAAACACAAAAAGCAGATTTTTCATTAAATAAGATAACTGGTGGTACTTTACTTCCTCCAGCAAATGTAGTAACAGTTCCTTCTACCCAGACACCACCTCCACCACCTCCCCCACCAATTATACCCCCAGTAGTACCTCCTGTAGGAACAGGTAGTATGGGTTCCGGTGGTGGTCGTGGAAGTTATGATGATGATGAATGGAAACGAATGAAGGGTGGCGATATTAATGCCATGATTCAAAATTTATATCAAACAGCCCGTACTATTAGACTTAGATAATAAAATTTGTAATTTATATAATATGTGTTATACTTATCAGAATGTGTATTCATGAATAACTTTTTACATAAACCAATAGAAATAGACAATAAATTAAAAGAAGTTACCATTGACGGTAAACGTTTTTATGAAACTCCAGGTGGAGTTTTTCCAAGTGTTACTTCAGTAGTAGGCTGGGATAAACAAAACTTTTTTGCTGAATGGAGAAGAAAAAATCCAGAAGAAAGCAGAAGAGTTTTATCTAGAGGCACTAAATTACATAGTATAATTGAAAGTTATTTAAATAACGAAGAAATTGACTTTGATAATATGCTTCCAAATTTTAAAGTTCTATTTAATCAAATTAAACCAGAACTCGACAAAATCCAAAATATAGTTGCTATTGAAACACCACTATGGTCTAAGACATTGGGTCTTGCTGGAAGAACAGATTGTATCGCTGAATACGATGGTAAGCTTTCAATTATCGATTTTAAAGCCAGTAGTAAAGAAAAAAGAAAACAAGATGTTGAAAGTTATTTTACACAAGCAACAGCATATGCTTTAATGTTTCAGGAAAGAACTGGAATTATTGTAGAAAACTTTGCCATTCTTATTTCATGTGAAGATGGGTTAACACAAGTGTTTCAAAATAAACCTATAAAATACGTCAAGAAATTAAAAAATGTAATAGTGAGTTATAATAATAATCATGGAATATTATGAAATAAAATCGTTAGAACAAATGGTCAATACTCGTGGGAGTAAACTTTGGACTAGAATGAATGATAATTCCAAAGCAGCAAACCAAAGAAACGCATTTATTGCACAACACGGTGGGTTTTTTAAACAAAATGGTAGATCATGGCAATGGATTCCACCAGAAGATGAAAAGAATGGATATTGGTTAAAACGAGCCGATACTGGTGAAAAAACATTCTTTACTAACATGGCAGAATTTGCTAAATCACAAGGAATGACATCTGGAAAGATATGTGAGCTTTTAAATGGAACTCGTAAAACCTATAAAGGTTGGACAGCAGTAGAAGTACGTGCGACTAAAGCCACTGAGGGTGCCCATTTTAAAGTTAAAAAAGCCCCACCACAAAAGATAGCAATTACTAAACAGGTTGTATTCCAGGATATGACCACAAAACAGCTAATTGTTGTAGATAATGTTAGAGAATTTGCCAAAAATAACAATTTAAGTTCAAAGGCTCTTTACCGTGTTAGTAATGGTAGAGCTAAAAGTCATAAAAATTTAATACTTTACAATCCTTTCAGTAATAAAGGGGATTTTAATAGTGATAAATAAAGATAGATGAACTTCAAAGATCTTTTAAAGTTAACCGAAGCCTCCCGCACTGCCTCCGACTCCTTTAGGACTACTGGGGAAGCTATCGCTAAAGAAAAGGCTACGGGAAACGCAACATCCAATAAATCAAAGGATGCAGCCCGTAAAAGAGTTGAAAGATCAAAACAAATCCCAAGAGATAGAAAATCCAAAGGGGAATTGGTAAAAGAAGTTATTGCTGTAAAAACTGCTTCTGGTAGAATCCAATTAATTTTTAAAGACTCTTTTAATAAAGAGAACCATGTAAAATTAAATAAAGGAGATACATTAACGGAAGATGAAGCAAAGAGTTTTACAAATGATCCAAAATTTGAACAGACTCGTGCGTCCAAATTACTATTTGGTGAATTAAAGAAACAAGAAGACAAAGAAGAAAAAGCACCAAAAACAGCTGAAAAAACTGGTGATAAACCAAAAGCAAAAGAAGGTGAGCAAGAAACCGCTGAAGCTCAACCACAGAAGGCTAAACGTCTATCTAAAGAAGAAATTCTAAAAGCAATGCAGGGTATGGATACCAATCAAATGGCATCTATGCCATTAGATTTACAACAAGAATACTTTAAGAGTATTAGAGCTCCTAAAAAGTCTGAAGAGTTTGATAATATTACATTTGAAGCACTTACCAATCAATTTGGTATTAATACTACCTCAAATTTACCATATAATCAACAAGTAATAAATGCTTTAATTTTTGCTGCCAAATTAAAAGCTGGAGCAAGTGAACAAGAACTTAATGCATTGTTTTCTGGATCAGCTAACTCTTTAGATTTTACAAAAACTGCTTTTTTACAAGCCAATAAAATTCTATCACAAATTGGTGATGAATGTATTCAGAATCTATTATCAAGTATTGAATCTGGTAACTCTAGTATGTATTCTGATGGTGTTCCAGAATTACAATGCGGTGAATATAAATTTAAGATTTCTGCTGGTGGTGAATTCACTATGAGTACAAATTCATTGAATCAAAGTGGAAAAATTGTTAGAGGTATTATTGGTAATGCTTTGACCAAAACAATAATGGATCCAGAAATGGCAAAATCTGATCCATCTGTAAAGAAACTTTTAACAGATGTAGAAGCATCGAGTGAAAAGTTTTCACCACAATTGTTGCCCGATCAATCACTTCAAATGATTTTAAGTAATCCAGAACTGGTAACTAAATTTCAATCCTATGAGATTTTTTCTCCATCAGGACAGAGCTTGGGTTTTGCCATAGATCAAAATGGAAATATAAATCCAGCAGTTTCTGTTTCAGCATATGAAGCTTCGATTAAAAAGTCTGGTAGTGAATTATTTAAAGGTGGAAAAAAGAATCCATTTTTAATTTCTTTGACCAAGAATATATTACAATCATCTTTACGCGGAGATGGTTTAGTTGATCCTAAAAATGCACCCAATCACATAATCACAACAAATGGTGTATTTCCAATGTCTGATGATTATATGCAGGAGATTGCTAAAACTGCCTCTATTAGTATCAAACAGAATGAACAGGCATTAGATACTTCTAATATATCAACATATAAAAAATCCAGTATTCAAAATTTACAAAAATTTCGAACAGTTATTGAAGCAACCGAAGACAAATCAAATCTGAAGAAACTTTTTATTGATAGAAAAACAATTGATCCACTGGGAATAATTGTTAAAAATTCAATAGACAATCTTTCTTTTGATATTAATGCTAGTTTATTACCTGGATTTAAACCAGAAGAGTTGAATTCTATAGAATACAATTATGTTACTATTGGAAAAAAGACAATTAAGATTCCAGTAAATAAAACTGAAAAAGTTACTGATAAATTGTTAGGTGAAAATTACTTTGTTATTAATGAAATGCTTGTTGAATCTTTGACAAATAATTTCTTATTATCTAAATTAAATAAAGTAAATATCATTTCTGATACTGAACGAAGTATGATTGAACATTATGGTCCTCTTCTATTAGAAGAAGATGATCTACGTGCGGGATGCCTGATTCCAATTTTAAATAAAATTTACTCATATACAATCGAAAATACAGAATATCTTATTCCTTTGTTTGAAGATATTATTGCTGATAATTTAGAAGAAAAGTATATTAGAAATTATAAAAAAGAATATAAGAATTATCACGGCAAACCAAAGCAGAAAAAAGAACGTGCATCAAGAACTGCAGCACGTGAACTTATGATCAAAAAGGGTGTTGTAAAAAAGGGATCTAAAAAGGATATTGATCATAAAAATGCTATTCGTAATGGTGGTTCTAACAGTGTAAAGAATTTACGTGTTAGAGATCGTTCTGAAAACCGAGCCGATAATGGTCATCATAAAGGTGAAACCCAAAACAGGAAATGATCATGAATTCTAAAAACGTTAACATTTTACTTGAAAAGATTTTTGCTGAAACAGGACTTGGTAAATGGTTAGCTAAGAAAGCTGCCAATAAGAATTCTAGTTCTATTAAAAAGCGTAATGCTGATAAGAAGACTATGAAAAGTAAAAAAGAGATTACTGAGAGTAAAGGTAAGAAGCCAGTATTTGTAAAAACTGGTGTTTCTGAAATTAAAGAATCTTATAATGTGTTTTCAGTAGAAGGTGCTTCTAATGTATTTAAAATGAATTATGATACGATTGAAGCACATGAATTGCTTCCATGTGATGTAATCATCAATGAATCGGGTCAAATGTTAGAAGTAGATTATATTGAAGAGTCTAATGGACTTTATCATGTAACATTTTTAAATAATAATTGTGAAAGTAATGAAATTTTTGAAGCTAATACAGTAATGGGTTTTGTAGATAATATTGAAGAAACTTCATATAATGAATACAATGAAAAAATTGAAATATATGAAGAAGGAAATAAAAAAGTCAAATTAAATAAAATTATGGCTGGTGATGTTAAAAAGTATAAGGTTTTTGTAAAGAATGACAAGGGTAATGTAGTTAAAGTTAATTTTGGTGACCCTAACATGGAAATCAAGCGGGATAACCCAGCTCGTCGTCGTAATTTCCGTGCAAGACACAGGTGTGATACTCCTGGACCGCGCTGGAAGGCACGCTACTGGGCTTGCAGAACTTGGAGCACCAAATCTGTAACTGATATGTTGAAAGAGGGTACAGAGGTTTTACCAGATAATAAGGTACAGAATTTAACTAAGTCTATCTCTGCCAATACACTTAATTCATTGCTTACAAAACCATATGATCCCAATTTATATGGGTTAATGAATAAGAAAATAATTCAGAACTAAATATAAAGAACACCAATGAAATTTAAACAATTATTAACCAAAATTAACGTATTACAAGAAAACGCACCAGAACATACCTTTGGTGGTGGTCTTTATATTGGTGATCCTCAAGGTAGATTAGGTCAATCAGCTTTAACTGATAAGGGTACTTTCAACGTAAAGCTACCGCACTCAATTGATGCCATCAATGCTATGCTTTATGGTTTCTCATCAAGAGAATATATTGATCCAGATGGAGTAATGGCAGTCATTAAGCAAAAGTTAAATCACTTTGGTTTTGATTTTGGTTACAAGGCTGCATTACAAGACGGACTAAACACATTTGAGTTAGTTCAATATGGTAGTCCTCAACTTGGTGTATATGGTCAAAATCCTTACGATGATGTAAATGTAAAGGGTTTCAAACAAGGTGATGGAATTAAAGAAAAATTAGGACATTCGTTAGCTTTATCTGTTACTGTTACTAAGCAACCAAATTTCTTAAAGAAACTTACTATAACAATCGTACCAAGTGTTGATTCTTCGTTAAATAGTGGGACCGATTGTGGCTGCATGCATTAATATAACAATGAATCCAAAAAGTAGCTTTTTGAATGAAGAAGACTTTTTAGACTTCTGTCAAAAGACTTATTTTAATCCAGAATGCTCTGGAAAAAATGAATTTATTGATGATTTAAAGCGTATTAAATACGTTAAAAGACTATTACAAAAAATTCATAAGCATAAGACGTTAAAATCTATAAGAGAACGTCTTATAATGAACCATATTATAATTTTAAGAAATGTGTTTGGTGAAGAGAATTGCATTAGAATTCTCTTTTTTAAACTAGAACCAAGATTACATTCATATTTGAAATCATTTCTGGTATTTTTGGAATTTAGTAATGTGTCTATTCCAGAAGTTAATTATAATAAAATTAATACAGACCCTAGAGTTGATCGAAAGTTGTTACAGGCTGAAAACTAAATATTAGTATATGCAGTCTTCATCAGCTTACATACCTTCATTCTCGTTATCCAAATTTTCTGAAACTATTACGGCTCCTTATACGAGTCTAGCATCGTTTTCATCTGGGGTGATTGATGCAGAAGGTAATCTACTCAAACCAGAGAGTAGCATTGATCCTTACGAATATTTTATAATTAAATTAAAGAAGATTTTTGATCAACTTCCTATGAGCTATACGAAAGCTCGTTTAGCTAGTTATGTTTCTACTTTTCAAATGTTTAACGAAGAAGCAGAATCACTTGGATTAAATTCAAATGAATTTTTATTCTTTATTGAAGGTTATCTTGAATCTGGTTTATTAATCAACGAAGATATGGGTGCTGGTATGGTTTCTGGTGGTGGTGCTCCAGGTACTCTTGGTACTCCTCAAGATGTTCAAAGTACTGGTGGAGTTATGGGATACGATAAACCTTTGGAAGCACCTATGTTTACTCGTATGCCAGTAGAAATGTTTGATGTAGATGATAAAGAATTTAAACATTTTAAAAATGCTAAAGCCTGGAAGCATATTCCAGATAGTGTAACCAAAAGATATCTTAAAAGATTTCAACAAAGAAATCCTTCAGGTAAGATGGCTATAAGATCTAATAAAGATATTCATTGGCTTTCCTATCCTGCTAAAAGTTTTGTTGAAGAATACAATTTAGGATTTTTAGATATCTTAAATGAAGAAGTTCCCATGGAACCAAAAACAAAACAAAAAAAAAGTTATGACATTCCCGACGATTTACATGCACCCATAAATGACACAGTATCATCAATACTTGATATAAAGTATAGTACTAATGATAAACCTGTAATTGATCGTACCGATAGTCATGGAGCAGAACTACATGCAAGAACACTTTTATTTGCAAAAGGTCTGCATGATATATCACAAATAGATGATGAAAATGAAAGAAATAATCATTTTAGACAATTTATAAATTCTGTAAATCAGATTAAGAAAAAAACACCATCACACCCTGATGAAAGATCAAAAGAAAAACTTCCAGATGCTTATACATTTTTACCAGACAATGGGACTACTGGAATTGATATAAAAACAGATCGTTTTGAAGGTAAAATTCCAACCAAATTAAAAAAAGAAACTGCAACAGCAGAAGATATTGAAAAAGAAAAATCACAACACATTGAGAATTTAAACACAAAATGGCCTCAAGGGGTTGGAGTTAGAAGAAATAAAAGTGGCAAATTTTTTATGATTCCAACAAGTTCTATAAGTTCACACTGGAAACCTTTATCCGGTAGAATAATAGATAGAAATCGTAGTCAAAGTACAACTCATAAAAATACAGATACAGCCGGGTCTAATATTGAAATAAGATCACTTAGAAGTTTAACTCGCGGTCGTGAAGATCATATTAATATTCATCCAGAAGCAATTGAATATTTTAAAAAACACATAGACCCAAAACATCATACTAAAATTGATCAAATTTTAAAACCACATATTTAAAAATCCCCTTTCGGGGAATTTTTTTATTCTTGAATAAACGTCTTACAACACTTAGGTTTTGAACAGCCAGTATTTTCTCTGGCTTCACTAATTATCTTAGTGTGAGCATCATCCCAACCAGTAGCCCATTCTTGCCAATACACACTGGTAGACTCATAAACATTTGATGCCTTCTCTGCACCACCCATACGGGCTGAATATCCCTTTTGGTATGCTTCACCTGCAATATATGTCATTGGAACTCTCCTGGATTGTTTATAGGCTTAATAACAATCTGATTAAGCAACTTATCTAATGCCTTAACATGTGCAAATTGTTCCTTGATAGCAAGGTATCCACGAATTTCAATAAGTTTAAAATATTCTTCTTGACTAAATGGAGTTGTCTTAGGCTTATGCTTAATTGGTCTACGTGAATGTTTTGGTGGATTGTTTGGATTAAATGGTTTCTTCTTATTGTCTTGAGCCCATTTATCCAACATGTCATCCATATTAAGATAGTCACGAAGGCTATCGGCAGGATTTTCACCATTACGCATTTGATCCCACATCTTCTTAAATTCTGGGCTAGAATTACCAAAGAAGAAGAATCCATCATGTGGATTGTTCTCTTCACTATCGTCACCATTCTGCCAATTTCTAAAATCGTTATAATCTGAATTTCCCATTAGTTTCCTTTAGACATCAAAAAATTGTTCGTAAACTTGCTTACCACGGTTATCTGTAACAGAGACAAATCGAACATGACGTTCAATTGAATCACTAATATTTATAGGATCTTTAGGACCAAACTCAATAGTCTTGATCCATGCAGGACATCCACCAATGGAAATACGAACCTCAGTTCCATTTGCATCAGTGCCATAAAAATCAAAAGAAGATTTCTCTCCATTATAATATGTGAAAAAACAATCAATATGATCATACTTCTTTCGAAGTTCATCAAACGACATCATTGTGGCAGTTTTAGCCATTGGGCAGTCTCTTTTCCTTGACACATACAGGAAGTTGTCCACTCGCGTCAAGACTGCGAAGTGTACCAACACGAGCCTTCATAAGACTCTGAATACGATTGCGCTTCATGCGTTCTTCACGCTTCTTATGAGCACGTTTAGTAAGACGTTGTTTTGAGTTAGGCATAATAATAATATACTCCGGTTTATTTATTCGTCAAGCAAATCAACTCTAGATTGAAGATCATCAAGTTTATCCATAAGTTCATCTAATTTTTCACTATAATCAATAAAGTTTTTAGATGTAAGAATGGTTTCTAATTGTTTTAATCGATATATTAAAGCTGAATTGTGAGCCTCTAATGTTTTCATTCTATCATTAAGTGCTTGATTGATAACAACTTGGTTTGATCCAAGTTCCTGTAAACCATTGAGAGATGGATCGTATTCGTAATGTTTAGGAGATTTATACATTTTTTTAGCTTGCTTGGCTTCATCCATCTGTTTTAATACAGACTCTGAAATATGATATGAATTTTTTTTAATTGGATCTGGAGATGTTTCCATAGTCATATTATACACATATCTGAAACGAAGTCAAATAATAAATGCAAGAGGAGGGATTCGAACCTTCGTAGAAATTAATCAGCAGATTTACAGTCTGCCCTCGTTGACCGCTTGAGTACTCTTGCGTAGTTTATTTAGGTGCTTTTTTAGGCTTTTTCTTTACTGGCTTCTTTTTAAAAATTGCTTCATAATTTTTGCCATATTGTTCCAAATTTACGTGTCTAGGGGAACTTCCCTTACCTGCACCATGTGAACCATAAGTCATAGAGGAAGTATAGCATATAGAACTTTTGTGTCAACTAAATAATAATATGAAGAATAAAGGTTATTACGGTTGGATTCATTCCTTAAACGAAGCTGGTGTTCAAGCCCAACGCAAAGGATTTGAAATTCTTGCAGAACAACGTTCATATAACGGTGAAATGTTAAATGAAGCCTATAAACCTAATCGCAGTGAAGCAGGAATGGCTGCAAAAAAAGCACGTTCACTTGTAGACAGCGAAAAAAGACGTGCAGCTAAAGCTGCTGCTGCTGAATCAGCTGGTAAAGCTGCAAGTTCTGGTGAGGGAGAATTGAGTGATTTTGATTTTAGTGGATTCCAAGATAGAGCTGCTCAAATTAAAAATGAAAAAGCTGCTATTGGTGGTGGTGTTCAACGTGTAGAAACTGGATACCATGGAGGGGATGTTGCTGATGACTCATACGATCCAACAGATCCAGATTCAGGCACAGAAGAAGTTCCATATGGAAAACTACCTTCATTTCCTTGGGCACACGACTCTAAACCCACTGATGTTGATAGAGACGGTGATGCTGATGCTCAAGATGTAAGACTTGATGCATCTGATAATGTAATTGGTGATGAAGAAGAACCAGAAGATGAAGGCAAATACGAACTTCCTAGCAAGAACTGGAAAACAGTTAAGGAATCGGTATCACAAAAGATTTCTAGAATGTTAAGAAATTAAAGATCTGGGTTTCCGATTTCCCGAGTCCATTCCCATTCTTGCCACAACATTCTAGCAAAGTCATCGTCAGGATCATGACGGCGCATTTCTAATTCTGCTAGACCGGGTGCTGAGATGGCAGCATCCATTTCCCACGATAGCCAAAACCACTCACCCTTTTTAAGAAGGTTGTTGGTAATCAGACATCGAATGTCTTTAGACATATTAGTTCAATAAATATACTGAAACTGTTGAAGCAACAGCAATATTATAACTATACATTTGTACTGGTATAATTGTAAATGGTTTAACAGCGTTACTTGGAGATGTGGGACTGTAAAAACCAGTATTACCAGATTTATTTATTACTAAAAAGGAATTATCAGCTGGGTTACTTCCATGACTAGCAACATTGTTAATTAACATTACCGCTTTATGTTTAGCTAGTCTTGTATTTGGTGATGGAGTAATCAAAGTTGAATATGCGTATTTATCGTACATAGTTAATCCTTTAATTCAATAAAGATATTGAAGGTCCACTTGCAGAAATTGATTCCAGCGTATGCAATTGTAATGGAAGAATGGAATAACCTTCAACGTTATGGTTAACAGTATAAAATGTAATTCCTGTTAAACTACCAGTATTAGAAATACAGTTTGCTCTAAAGTGCCCAGTTGCCCCAGTATTTCCAATCATAATACCTTTATGTTTAGGTAGTCTGATACCTGGATTTGCGGTTATGCCTGTTACTATAGAGTATTTGTCGTACATGTTACAAATATTTAGGAATTTTTAAATGATTCGCTTAACCAGAATGATTTTAAAATTTCTTCATTTTCTACAAAATTTGACATCCAAATACAATGATACTTATTATGCTTTACTGGCTTGCATACCCCAACATGATATGCTGCATCTTCATTGTATTGATTTACGACAACTTTAAAATTGTTTTTACTTTCAACTTCATCTATAAAAGATTGAATAAAAGCTGGATAAACCTTTACTGGTACTGGTGGAAGAATTGGGGATTTTCTTTTTTTAGCTGGAGCTGTTTTGCGTATTTTTGCCATAATTATCTTCATGAACTATAATGTATAAATAGTATTATGCAAGAAATGAATGAAGGAAATGTTTATAACGTGCAGGATGTTTTTGGTGCAAAACTAAATTCTTCCGCTTTAGGCATTAAAAAAGTCAACAAAGGAATTAAATCTCAGTTATTTGATTCTTTTAAACGTAATAAAATTAAGAATAAAAAAGAAATAGTTCAACATACATTTGATGATATCTTTGAAGCTAATGCACCACCTGTATTAGCTCCAGGCAAAGGTCAAGAAGCAGTTGGTAATATATTTCCATACTTCGATACTGCGACTAATCCAACCGGTGCAGAGGCAGTAATTGTAACTAATGCTCCTGGAACATCTGTAAATACAGCAAGTTTTGGTATGGGATTTGAAGTTGCTCCAAATTTAACAGCTTCAGTTCAACAATTTGTTAATCAATATGCTGATAAAACTGATAACAGTTCTGTTAGCCGAGCTTATAGTGATAAAATAAAAGAAAAATTTAATTTAGCACCAGAATCAAAAGTTGTAACATGGCAAACAATGAATAATGCTGTTGCCAATCATCTGAATCAAAATTTAAAAGAATTGTTGCAAAAATACAACATTTATGTATCAGATGAACAATCAGGTCGTGCAACACCTAGAGTTCCTACAGAGACATATCATTATGATCAGTATTCTCGTCAAGTGTATAAAATTAAAAATTATAATGATAATGGTATAACTGAAGAATTGGCATTAGTTGGTCCTCCAGGTGGACCTGGAATGCCACCAATTGGACCTCCAGGTGGTATGCCACCTCCTGGTATGCCTTCTAAAAAAGGTAAAAAGGGTATGAAAGGTATGCCACAACAACCACCTATGGATCCTTTAAAGCCCCAACCATATCAAGGTTTTACAAATACACCAGAAGTAGAAGCAAGACTTAGAAATTTAATTGTAACACATTTTGATGATCCTGATACCGAAGAAGAAGAAATTCCACAGGATGCAAAATGGCAGACTTTAAATACTGCTCAAGGAAATGCATACCAACGAGAAGTTATGAAATTAAAAGCCGCACATGGAATGAGATAATAAATGAAACACCATAATAAAAAATATAATTTAAATGAAGGTAGAGTAATTAGAACTAATAATATTAATTATGGTGGATTTCCTAAAATAATTAATGAAGTTGTTGCACCAACAATAATAACTGCTCAAAATCTTACTAATAATAATGTTGCAGAAGTACCAGCTCAAGCAGGACCATCTCAAGGAACTCCAGTTGGAACACCTCCTGGAATTCTACCACCAGGAAGAGTGCCACCATATAATACACCAGAATTTGACAAATGGTTTATTGAATGGCAAGAAGCAAATAGTCCAAGACAATTAGATGGAGAATCACGAGAAGAGTATCTTAGAAGAAGAAAAGCATATGAGTATGATCTTTGGTTTCAGATTACATGGTGGATAGAACAATATCGGTCTAATTATTGATGATCATATATAAAGAAAAAAATTATTAAAGAATCTAAAATGCTTTCTTTTAAAAAATTCTTAGAAGAAAATACTTCTTCAACTCTTGAATACCATGATGAACTAAATCCAAAGATTTGGGATGGTATGCAATTAAGAAAAGACATTAAAGCTAAACTTTTAGATATTGGGCGTACCTGGGTAAAGTGGGTTGGATTACCAGAAAGTGCAGTAGAAGATTATATTCTAGTTGGTGGTAATGCAAGTTATGCTTACACATCATATTCAGACATTGATCTTCACATTTTGGTTGATAAAAGAAAAATTGATAACTGCCCAAATTTAATAGATGACTACCTTAAAGATAAGAAACAACTTTGGTCACTAACTCATGATATAACCATTCTAGGGCATGATGTAGAAGTATACGCTCAAGACGTTAAAGAAGCCGTACCACCTGATCAGGGGGCTTATAGCGTTCTTAATGACCAATGGATAACAGAGCCTAAGCATCAAGAAGTAAATTTAGAAGATCCAAGTATTGAAAAGAAGGTTACCGAATATATTGAAAAAATTGATGATTTAATTTCATCAAATGCAGAAGATGAATCTTTTGATAAATTAAAAGAAAAACTTAGAAATATGAGAAGTTCTGGACTCAAAAAGTCTGGAGAAGTGAGTATTGAGAATATGGTATTCAAGGAATTGCGAAATAAGGGTTACTTGGATAAAATGAATGCATACATTAAATCAACACAGGATAAACGATTAAGTTTATAAATAATAATATGAATGACCTAGACTACTACAAAGCATTATACGAACAACTTCAAGCACAACTCAATCTTATTGAGAAACGATTTGATATTAGTAAGTTTAACAAATCCAAGAAGAATGGTAAAAATAGTAAGAATGGAAAGAAATCCACTAAAGACTATGATGGTGATGGTGAAGTAGAATCATCTAAGGATGAATACTTTGGATCCAAGGATAAGGCAATTAAGAAAGCCATTGATAAAAAGAAGGCTCTCAAAGAAGGTAGAGTTATTATAAACAATAATAGAAATAATATTGTTTATGGTGGATTTCCTACCATGTTGAATGAAGCAAAAGGTCCATCATCGGCAGATATGCTTCAAGATTTTTTAGACAATGATGAAGGTGGTAGTGCAGGTGGTTCTATTGATCCACAAACTCATTCTGAAATTTCTCAACATCTTAGTCAATTAATTAAAAAAGGAAGTTTAGATCAAGCTGATTCTTCGCACGCAGAAGGTCTTAAAGCATCATATGAACTTTTAGGGGGTAAAGGTGCATTTGCTGCACACATTGAAGATGTTTTACAACGTATTGGTGATCAAACAGATGCACGTGGTATGCGTGATGATCAGAATAAAATGTATTTTAGAGGACCCCGATAAATCGTACTAGAATTTGAACCTTTAGTATGTCAACCCCCGAGAAGTTCGGGGGTTGTTTCTTTTAATAAATATTGTAGTATGAAAACCTTTAAAGAATATTTACTTGAAGCAAATGATATTGTACCGTTTAATTACGGAGATAAAAAACCAAGAATAAATGACCATAGAGATCATGTATTAGGTCAGTTTTTACATTTTATCAAAAGTGAACTTCCAAATGTCAAAGGTGATGATTCGGGTATTCACGGTGAATTTAAAAAACACTTAGATGGATCAATATCTAAAATTTTAGGTGATGATTCTCAACACTTTGGAGAATTACATAAAAATCTTACTACTCAATATGGTGAGCCTGATTTATATGATGCTCTTCAACATATAACCAAAACTACTCGTGATTCTCTTATAAAAGAAAGAGGAACAAGTGTTAGTGAAAGAGATTATGATTCTATTGCTGATGCAAATGAAAACATTCGCAAACACATTGA